CCTTCGGCCTCACCGCCGGCGCGGGCCGCGCGCCCAGCCGCTTCGCGTACACCTCCGCCAGCCGCGCCTTGATCCGGCCGGTCAGCGCCGTCCGAGCCGCCTCCTCGTCCACCGGCTCCTCGGCCGGGGCCGCTTCCTCCACCGCCGCGTCCTGGCCCTCCGCGCCGGCCAGCGTCGCCACCGGGAGCAGTCCGCCCGGCAGCCAGCCGATGGCGTCCCCCGCGTAGCGCGGCAGGTCAATGCCGAGCGCGCCGGAGATCACCGTCGGGGGCAGCCCGCAGTTGAACAGCTTGACGAACGTGTCTGCATAGTCAATCAGTATCTTCGACAGCGCCTGCACGCCCACCCGCTCGTAGCCGATGGCCAGGTCCGCGCCGAAGGTGCGGGCGAGCGAGACGGTGAAGGCGTCGGCGAAGCGGTCGGCGGCGGGGAAGATCGTGTCGAGGTAGAACCGGAGCCAGGCCTCCGAGACGTTGTTGTAGGTCGCCGAGTCCTGGATGCCGACCACCGGGGGCGGCACGTGGAACAGCGCGCAGATCTCCTCGCGGCTCATCCGCCGTCCATTGATGAAATCGAGATCCTCGGCCGACATCCCCAGTGAAGTCCAATTCATGTCCGCCCCGACCACGAACGGCTCCCGCGCGTGCGCGGCCCGCTGATGCTGATCCCAGAGCTGTTGTCGCACCTGGTTCCACTGCGCGTCGGTCAGCGGCTCCTTGCCCGGACCGACCACGCTCAGGATGCCCGACGGCGCGACCCTGTTGTCCATGGCGCTCATGTTCCACTCGCTCGCCGCCTTGTCCGTGGCCACCACCGCCGCCCCGGCCCGCATCGGGCTCATGCCCCAGTAGGGCGTGGACGGATCCGGCAGCTTGACATGGATCACATCCTGGGGGCGCATCCGGGGCAGGCCGCAGCCGTAGGCCGCGCCGCTCCAATCGTAGCCGAGCAGGAAAGGTTGCCCCTTCCGGGGGTCGCCCGGCACCGGGGTCAGGTATTCCGACCGCACCGTCTGGAGCGCCGCCACCCGCGACGTGTCCACCGCATCGTAGAGCTTGATCGTCATGGCGTTCCCGGACATGAGCAGCATGAGCGCGGTCTGCTCCCAAAAGGCCAGCTCGCCTTGGTATGAGTTCGGCTGGTCCATGAGTACGCTCAGCGGATGCGCGTCGTCGAGCCGCTGTTGCGCGCCGTCGCCGCCGACTTGGTAGGCGTTCCAGTCCAGCTTGGCCAGCGCCTGGGCGATGGCGGTGGCGCAGACGTACACCCACACCGTCGAGGTCATGCCCTCCTCGACGGCTTCGGTGGACGACCACTGTTTGACGTACCCGCCGCCGTAGTAGACGCCGGAGGACCGGAGCGACGGGGCGAGGTAGGTCCCCTCGATCTGCTTGACCACCGCGCGCAGGCCGCGCTCGGCCAGACGGCGGAAGTAGGCACGGGCACGGGAAAAGGGCTTCATGGTTCATCCTCCTGCGGGCTGGCCGAAGCGGGCCAGATGGATCACCTTCCGGTCGGCCTGCGACCGCACACGCTCCAGAGCATAACTCAAACAGTCCACCCTGTCATCTCTGTTTGCGCGCGGAAAGCGCGTGACCTCATCGAGCCAGTCGTTCACCCACGGGGCCAGCGCCGCCGACGGGAGGTGCAGGTTGCCCGCCTCGACCATCGGAGCGACGGCCATGGCGCGGGTGAGCTTCGACCGGCCGCCCGGCGTGACCATGACAAGCCGGGGCACCTCCAGGGTCTGCTTGATCGCCGGGCCGAAGGCCTTATCCTCCATGAGCACCGCGTCGGTCTGCGGGTACTCCTTCAGCGCCTCCTTGACCGCCTCGACCATCCAGCCGAACGGCGCGCGCTTGCGCCACTCGCGGAGCAACCAGGCATGCGCGCCCCGGACGCCGTACACCTGCCCGACCACGTAAGATGCCGTCTCGGACTCGCTGCCGAAGGTGAGGTCCCAGGACTGGATCACGCCGTCGAAGGTGTCCGGGTCCGGCCAGGCGTCGAAGCGCGGGAACCACTCCCGCCGGAAAACCGCGTCTTCCTCCGGGGCCGGGTCCTGTTGGTACATGGTGGCGAAGGCGGCCGAGCCGACCCCGGACTCGGAGTCCCGAAGGGCGATCAACTCGGACAGGGGCTTCAACTCCGGGCAGAGCGCCTCTCCCTCCGCGCGGCCGAGCGGGTCCCCCTCGCGGGCGATGGCCGGGATCACCACATGCTCCCACGCCTCGCCGGACTCCAGCAGGTAGCCGGTCAGGTCGCGCTCGTTCCAGCGGGTCATGACCACTACAACATTTCCGCCGCGCTGCAAGCGGGTCATGGCCACGCGGTTCCACCAGCGCCGGGTCTCCCGTTGGGCGCTCTCGCTCCGCGCCTCCTGGTCGTTCTTGTGCGGATCGTCCACGATCAGCAGGTCCGCGCCCTGGCCGGTGAGGCCGCCGCCGACACCGACGGCGAGCAGGCTCCCCGGCTGGCGCGGCTGCCATCCGCGAGGAGACGGGTCAACGAGGAACGAATCCATCCTGTCGCGCTCGTGCCGCCCCGACCGCACCGTCAGGCCCAGGAGCCGCCGCCGCTCCCCGATGTCCCGCCGGATGGAGAGCGCCCACCCTTCGGCGAGGTGCGCCGAGTAGGATGCCAGCACCACCCGCGCCGCCGGGTTCAAGTGCAGGTACCACAACGGGAGCCAGTGGGCGATGAGCTCGGACTTGCCGTGCCTGGGCGGCATGTTGACGATGATCCTGGCTCCGCCCCGGACCACCGCGTCCTGCACCCGCCGGGCGATGGCCACGAGGTGCGGGTAGGGACGCCACAGGCCGCAGGAGACTCGGAGGGCGAAGAGCGGGAGCGAGGTCCGCCAGAGGTCGCCCCGGAGCGGATCGGGGGGGTCAGAAGGCACTGGACGGTTACTCCTCCCTGGGATACGGCTCGTCGAGGTGCGCCCGAAGGTACTCCCACATCTGCCACGTCGGCTCGCCTGCGGCGCGGGCGTCCGCGATGGCGGATGTGCACTCCGCGAGGCATACCGGTCCCTGCTCCTTCTTCACATGCAAAATGGCCGCATGATACCAGAACCGCAGCGCCGCCTCCAGACGCCGCAGGACGATACAGGACGTGGTGGTGGGGGCTCCGGCAGGGGCTGGCGGGACCGGGGCGTTTCGCACCTCCGGCTCCGGCTGCACCTCCGGCTCCGGCTGCACCTCCGGCTCCGGTTGCGGCTCCGGCTCCGGTTGCGGCTCCGGGTTCAACTCCAACTCCGGCTCCGGTTGCGGCTTCGGATGCGCCTTCAGCCAGGCGAGCACATCCTCGCGGCGATAGCGGCAGGAGAGGCCGCCGCGCCCACCGTAGCCGAGTGCCTTGACGTACTTCGGACCGATGTGCTTGGCGCGCCATGTTTCCAGGACATGTCGGTCCTCGCCTAGCAGCTTGGCTGCTTCTAGGGTCGAGATCCACTTTCGCGGGTGGTTTCCCATCTTCGCCTCCTTTGCTGGTTGATCAACTTCGGCTTTTCCCGTATCGAATTCGACACGAGGATTGCCGATCTTCGGCCGAAGGTCTTCCTCGGCCGTGGACGTGCGCACCCGCTCGGCCAGCCAAGTCTCAATGTCGGCCTGTCGGTAGTACACCCGACCACGGCGCGCTTGACCGCTGTACCGGATGTACTTCGGCCCGGTCCCCCGCAGTCGCCAGAGGCGCAGGGTTTGGGGCTTGACGCCCAACATCTCTGCCGCCCTCTTTGTCGAAAGGTATGGGGTCACCCCTCGCCTCCTTCTCCCGGTTGGTCATTGGTCATGGGGTGATCCGGCTCGCCTCCGCCTCTCCTGATCCTGCGCTCGCAACCTCATCTCGCACGCGGTCGCCCACCGCAACAGTTTCGTGCGGCGATAGCCGCGCCCCGTGACGTACTCCGGCGCAACGCCCGCCTCTTCCAAAAACGCCAGACGGTGCGAGTTCACGAAGAGAAACAAGGCAGCCTCCTCTGCCGAAAGCCACGTCTTCGTTACCTTTCTAGATGCATTGGCCGGTAGAGCGTGGATGTCCTTATTCGGTTTCGGCTCCGGTTTCGGCTCCGGCTCAGGCTCAGGCTCCGGTTTCGGCTCCAGAAATTTCATGCGTTTCCGAATCACACGCAGCATCTTGTCAATCAGGGCTTGGACCTGACTTCCACTCACGCCGAGCGCAAGCCCGCACTCACGGGGGTTCCGACCCTCAAAAAAATACATGTGAAAAATGACCATCATTCGCTCCGCGCCGTCGCCGGGCCGTTTTCTCGGCCTCGCCCATTTTTTCGCCTCGATGGCCTCAACGGCGAGAGCTATCACCTGCTGCCGCTCGTAGCGGATGGCGGGGTCCATGGCCCGCCGTTCCAAGCGCTCGGTGTCAATCATCCTGTACGCCTCGAAGAAATCCGCATCCAGTCGCGGATTTGTGCGACCTTTCCAACGGTCACTCATCTCCCGCCTCCGTCTTCACCTCTTCGGCCGCGATTTCGATTGCGGGCCGCTCCGCCTTCCTCCGCCCGATCAGCACCGC